GCAGGTATTCAGGGTTATTATAACCAGAAGGTGATGAATCAGCAGGAGGAGGCACAACGAATAGCAGAAGAGCAGGCTCGTCAAGAACAGGAAAATTTACTACTGCAACAGCAACAGGAGCAAGTCCAGATTCAGCAAGCCTCTGACCAACTAGACCTTATACCTAACAGTCTTATCCGTTTAAGTACAAAAAAAGCGTTAAAGTGGCAGTTACAACAAGGGGGAAAATCTGCACAAGATGCAATGAATAAAATTATAGAATTGACATCTGCTCAAAGCACTCTAAAACCTGAATGGAAAAAAGTAGAAATTACAGATAAAGAGGGGAATGTAAAAACTCAATGGTTTGATTTAAATGCGAAGGGAGCAAATTTAGAAATATTAACTAAAAATGCTCCAGATAGAATTACTAAGGAACAACTCCAAGGGATAGCAGATTCAATAAAGGAAAGTTACCCCACCTTCCATGACAAAGCAAAAATTATTCTTCAGGAACCTAATCTTTCAATAGCACATCAAGAGATGAGGGATTTAGTGAAGGAACTTCCACAAATTCCTAAAGAAATTTCTCCTGAAGATTATGGTAAAAAAGCGGATAGTATTTACAAATTATTTAAGGGGAAAAAATATTTAGATGAAGGGGCATTAGATCATTTAGAAAGTATTAACTCTGCAAGCGCAACCGAAAAATCAAGATATGAAGCATTGCATGAATTTGCTAAACATTGGGGTGGAGAATCATATAAAAAGATTATTGCGGAGGATAAGCTAGACTTAGACTATGAAAAGTTTGAGTTATCAGAAGAGAAATTCAGGAAAGAGACAGAACATTGGAATGTAGAAAACACCCAAAGATTGATGCAACAAGCGATAGAGAATGGTTGGAATAAGAAGAAAATCCAAAGAGAAATTGTGATGCACAATGCCAGATTGGGGCAAATGGCTAAAGCCCAAGAAGATGGAACTAAGTATCTTGAGAAAGAGGAATTTGAAAAACAATTTGGCAAAATGCCAGCAGGAGCATTTGTTGCAGAAATTAAGGATGGAGAGGTAGTAAAATTTAAAAAGGAAGACTTTTCTGACTTAATCCCTCCTCAATACTCTGATGAAGATATGAAAGTCTTGAATGAGGAACTGAATGCTTTATACAAAGATTATCCAACAGTTTTTGGTGAGAAGGAACAAAGGGGGATAGCAACCACAATATCTCATCTTCAAAAATCGGGGGGTGATCCTGCGGATGCCCTCAAGGAAGCGCATGATATTCTGACAGCAGAAAGAAAAACTATTACACCTCCTGCATCTATACTGAAGAAGTACCAAAGTGATATTGCTGTAATAAAAAATGCAGAAGAAGCACTAGAATTACTTAAAGATGAAACCCAAAGTGCTGAAGATATAAAAAAGGGTGTAGGTTTTTTCTGGGGAAGAGTTACAGAAAAATTCAAGAACGAACAATACCAAAAGTTTAAGGCTTTAGCAACTATGGCATCTTTAACCAAGAGACATGAGTTGATTGGTTCCCAGATGACAGACGGAGAATTAAGATTTACTGAATCCCTATTCCCCTCACCACAAGATACTTTAACTTCAGTGAGGACTAAGTTGGAAACACTGATTGCTGATGCAAAGTATAATGTATCTATAACAAAAAATATGTTTACAGAAGAAGCAGGTTATAATCCAAATGTTTTTAACATTACTCCTCGTTATAGTAATGGGAAAATAACCTTTGAAGGAGGTGGAACTGGGAAGGGGGAAACAATATATAAAAAAGATGGGTCAGTTGACCAAGATGCAATGCTAGACAATTATCAAGGAGATAAGTAAGATGGCTAAAGAGAAAAAAGAAAAAAGGATGCCTTTCAAAAAACTCCTTGGCAAGATTCGGTGGGGACTTACTCAACCTGAATTCACTCAGGATGGTCTGAATAATTACATAAAGAAAAATGGATGGACTGAGGAAGAGTTTAAGGAAGCAACAGTCAACCATGCAACCATCCAAGTTAAAAAGGATAACCCTAAGTCATATTGGGGTACTGCAAAGGGATATATGAGGGAAGTCTTTGATGGCCTTACATTAGGATTCTCAAGTACAGTTGATAGTTACCTTACTGCAATAGTAAATAATGATGGTATAAAACTCCCCAGTAAAGATGAACTTGAATTTGCAAAACAGAAGATTGCTCAAGAACGTGCAGACTATCAGGAAGCTAATCCACTTTTCGCAACTGGAGCAAATATTGCTGGTGCAATGACTACTGGAGCAGGGGTTGTTGGAGGGTTATATAAAGTTGCTCCTAGACTTGCCGCTACATCAGGAGGATCAGCATTAGGTAATTTGGGGAAAGACCTTGGAGTCAATATAGCAACAGGGGTCGGTGAAGGTGCTTTATATGCCTACAATACTGAGCAGGATGTCGCAGAAGGTGCAGAGTTTGGTGGTAAGGCAGGAGCAGGTGCAACTCTTGCCACTAGAGCAATACACCCTGTTTTAAAAGGTATTGGCAAGGGGGTTGACAAGCTGAAGTCTTTCACAAGCAGGAAGGATGCAAAGAAGACTGCTCTTGAAAGGATAGAAGAGGATTATGAACTTGACAGGGTTGACCCTGAACAGCAGTTGTTGGAGTTTGAAAAAGTGAATCTGGGAGATGAAGTAAGAGCAGGCAATCTTGGTGGCCCCAATGTTCAACAGACAGCAAAAGATGCAGTTAATGCAAGAGGACTTGCAAAGACTGATGTAAGGAAAGGACTTCAGGAAGATTTAGAATCAAACAGGGGTTTGACAACTGGATCATTTAAAGAAGGGTTAGGATTTAATCAACAGGGTTCAGATTACCTGAGGGATGATATTATTGAGCAGATGAAAAAAACTGCCCAACCTTACTATGATGAAGCATATGCACTTCCTCCAATTAACAATCCAGATTTGGACAGGGTTTTACAAACAATTCACAAAACAACGAAGGGGGATTTCTATGAGAATGCAAAAGCTATTGCAGAAAGGGAAAAAGAGATGCTCCCTAAAGAATTGCGTGATACTGCAATAATTCCTGATGAAATGCCTTTTGGTAATATCCCTGTTGCCGTTGTCGATTTCTATAAGCAGTCACTTGATGACTTGATTGGTTCTGCAAAAGGTAATAACAGGAGAACTCTGATTGCGCTAAAGAATAAGATGCTTGGCATTGTGGATGATGCAACAAGAATAAAATCTCCTGAGGGTGGACGCTGGAACGAAACAGTGGCTATTGATCCTGCAACTAAAGAGGTAGTCCCCCAGTCGAAATCACTCGTAGAAATTGGCGAGTCTCCATATGCAAGGGCAAGAGCAATCTGGTCTGAAGGGATGGATAATACTAGGGCATACGAACTTGGAGAAAAAGCATACTCCACGAAGTCTGCAAAAAAGATTGAATATGAGTTTAATAACCTGAAGTCTGAAGCAGAAAAGGATTTATACCGATTGGGTGCATCCACAGAAGCAGTTACACAGATGAACAGGATCAAGGCAGATTCACCAAATGCGGCAAAGAAACTCCTTGACCCTGAATCAAAAGAAAAACACGCAATCCTGTTTGGTGATCAACAGAAGTCAATGGAGTTTATAAACCGACTGGAGGCATTATCAGATATATATAAATCCAATACTGGTATGATGCCAAGATCAGATACAGGAGCAAATCTAATGAGGTTTACTCAGGATATGATCAATTTTGTTTCTACTGGAGGCTCCCTGCCTAGAAGGGCAACCATTGCTACTGGAAGAGCAGTTGCAGGGAAGTTAATGAGGGATCGTGAACAAGCAATAAATGAAGAGGCAGGAAAACTATTAAGTACGAAGGGTGCTCCTGCAATAAGACAGAATGTTATAGAACCATTGAAACAATTAAAGAAAGACAGGGAGGGAGAGTTCAGTCAGTCGCTTATCAACAGGGGTCTTTTAACTGGTGCGCTCACTTCAACTGAAGCCCAGATGATGGGTGGTGGTAGTCTTTTAGATTAATAATTTTTTGCATATTTTTTTACTTTGAACTGGCTTTTTAAAGGTTTTTTACTTTGTTTTACTTTGGGAGCCAGTTACCTAAATACTCGTAAGTAACTGATATTATGGTCGGGGTGGAGAGATTTGAACTCCCGACATCCTGCTCCCAAAGAATGTAAAGTCGGTGTGGAATCAACCACTTGCATTAACTATCCTAAATTTTTTACTTTCCGTTTACTTTCAGCTAATTCATCAGACAACGAATTAAGTGCATCAGACAAGTGGTTTGGTGATAGATGAGCATATTTAAAGGTCATTGATATATTGGAGTGACCAAGCACATCTGCTACTGTCCTTAAAGATATTCCTGCCATTACCATATAAGAGGCAGAAGTGTGACGCAGGTCATGCCAGCGAAAGTCCTTCAGTCCTGCTCTCTTAACTGCGGTTGCCCATGCTCTAGCAAAATTGTTGGGGCGATTAGCCTTAACTGGAGATGGAAAGACGTAGGGAGACTGAAACTGATTCTCCCTTGCCCTCCTTACAATAATTGCATGAACCTTCTCACTCATTGGAACTGAACGCGGAACTCCAGATTTTGTTTTAAGGAACGATATAAACTTCTTCTTAAAGTTCACTGCATCATAGCGCAACTTCCAAATCTCCTGTTTCCTTGCACCAGTTAAAAGCGCAAGGGTGACAGCATCATGGAGGTCTGGTTCACAATGATTCAGCAGTTCCTCTTTTTCCTCCAATGAAAGGAAACGGAGCCTCCCACTTGGTTCTGCAAGTTTACGGATTTTACTGCATGGGTTCTCATCCATCCATAGGAAGTCCTTGACACAGCATCCAAGCACAGCACTAAATGAAGTGACGTACCTGTTTAGAGTTGAGTTGGATCGTTTCTTGGATTCAAGTTCTGATCTTGCTTCCCTTATTGCAAGAGGAGTCAGTTCAGAGAGTCTCAGGTGTCCAAACTTCAAATCCCAAAACTCTAGTTGCTGACCAAAAAGTTGTTGTGCAGATTTGCTCTTTGTTGGGAGTATTTCATTGTAATACTTCCAGATGGCCTCATGCACCGTATGTTTATCTGCCTCCTTTAATATTACTTCCTCCTCCTTTTCTTCCTCCTCCCTTGAGAGAAACTGCTTCTCCTTCTGATTGTATTTCTCAAGGTAGAGGCGGTTGGCTAAATTATCCTTTTGTTTCTGTGTCCTTTCCTTGCCTGTATCTGGATCACAGTAATAATCCTTTAAGGTGCAGAGGTTATAGGTTGGTGATCGTTTCCCCTGTTCCCGAAACTCTGGAATCCTGACCCTCAGGTATCCAGTTTTTTTATCTTCATATATTCCTATTTCTTCTCTCATTTTTCTCTCCTTAAAATTCTTTCAAGAGAATTGATTAAATCCTCCTGACGTTTAACATTTTCCTCCAGTTCAGCAATAACCTTTTCACAATCAGCAAAAGGATTTTCCTCCCCAGTCAGCAACCATTGGACATCAAAACCTGCTTTAGCAAATCCAATAATCATTGTTGCAGATAATCCCTTGCTTTCTTTTGACAGGACTGAACCAAGATAAGTTTCCTTGAGTCCCATCTGTCTTGCGATCTCAGCAGTATTACCACCATTTGCAGTTATAAACTGCCTTAGTCTCTGTTTTATATTCTTCATTAGCCCTCTCCTGACTAAAATTATAAGAAATATAATATCTTGTGTTGATAAACACAATATATGTGGTATTATAACTAACATGAGTATTTTAATACGGTCTTAAAGACATTATATAAGAACTTTTAAAAACTCATGTAATATAAACCTTATATCCTTAACTATAAGGAGTCAAGCGTTTTAAACCTAATATCAAACAAAAGGAGATTAAATGACACTGAGAGAGAAAATGAAAGTGTGCGGAGTCAGTTTAAAGGACATATCTGAGTCTGTACCTGAAGCAAATTACCCTGCTGTTTCCAACATCCTCAATGAACAACTAGCCGCAAAGGTAGTTATGACAGGGGAAAGGTTATGTCAGGAAAAAGCTGAGTCTTTAAAAAAATCACTTGAAACAATATGAGTGATCTGGAACACGCAATCCTACTCCTGACTAAAGAGATAAAGGGGTTGAGGGCAGATTTAAGAAACTCAACTTTAAAGAAACTCATGGAGGAGGAAAACCGTACTCGACTTGAAAAGAGTAAGGATATGATTCGCAAACTAAACCATAGGAGAAATGGAGGTCTTAATGGCAAAAAAACGAAACTGCGTAATATGCAATGAAGAACTGATACCACCAAGAAAAAAATTCTGTTCTGAGGGATGCTACCTCACTGAAAAAAGTGAGAAGGAAAAAAGAAGAGTGGCAATGATGAGAAGGATGAAGCCACAAAGGGAATGTACGATTTGCAGTGAAAGGTTTTCTCCACTAAGGGATGACCATACTGCCTGTTCTAAGTTCTGTTCTGCTATACAGGCAAAGAAAAAGAGGAAGGAACGTCTTGCTAAGATAAAGAAGTTTGGGCCGACCAAGCCTATGGAGAGCGTGTTTGAAAAGGATTTAAAGAAGCACCGCAAGATATTCCTTGAGAAAAAAATAACCCCAGTAAGTTCACTCATCACTTCCTGTGAATTTAATCCTTCCGATAAGACAAAAGAAGAAGTATTAGACTTCCTCAGGAATGGAGGAAAGATAACTAAGTACATCGATTCTCCTCCACTCAAGACTCCAGATGCTCTTCCACATACAAGGCAAATTCGTGAGGATATGTCTGTATATGGGATTGAATATACCCCAGAGGAAGAGAGCTATGTTAGTTGATATTGACCCAGTGGCAAAGCCAAGGATGACTAGAGCAGATAAATGGAAAAAACGTCCCTGTGTTTTGCGATACCGTCAATTCGCAGATGATTTAAGGGAGGCGATTGCAAAGGCTAATTTTGTAGTAGGTAATCAGTTATATATGGAGTTCCATATTCCTATGCCTAAATCGTGGAGTAAAAAGAAAAAGGCAGAACTGATTGGCTCTCCTCATTTTCAACAAACTCCTGACACAGATAATCTTTGCAAGGCGTGTCTTGATGCACTCATAGAGCAAGATTGCAGGGTGTGGCATTTGGAGGCTAAAAAGTATTGGTCAGAGAAGGGGAGGATTAAAATTGAAAATAAGTGAAGAAATACTCTGGCTTGCATATAAGCGGATTGAGGATATTCCTGTTCTTAATAAATCCATGAGGGGGAAGAAAGCAAACCTGATTGGTTCAATAGGAGAAGTCCTGTTTGAGAAGTTTATACAGGATCAGGGGCTTTCATTGGAGAAAGAAACAGGAGCAGATATGTTCAACCATGATTACGTTGTGGAGGAAAAGTTCAGGGTGGATGTTAAGACAAAGGACAGGACAGTAGAACCCAAACAGCATTATGAATGCTCTGTAAATATTTCCAAACAGGAACCAGATTATTATTATTTTGTTTCTCTCCTCAGGGATAAGGATTGGGACTCATTCAAGGAGGGGTTCATGCTTGGGGCAATTAGTCACAAGACCTTATATAAGGAAGGAGAATTATGGACAAAGGGGGATGTGGATACAAGGAATGGCCTGAGGATAAGGCAGGACTGTCTAAGTGTCACCATAAGTAAACTGACAGGGAATGATGAATTTATAGAAATTATGAAAGGAGGAATATGATTACAGAGTATAAACCTGAAGCAGATCAGGAACTCAGGAGAACAATGGTTGGAGGAGCAAACGCAAGCACCATTGAGGGAGTTAATCCTTTTTCCAATAGAGTAAAACTCTGGGAGGAGAAAACTGGAGTGACTGTGCCTGAGAACCTTTCCTCCATTGAGAAGGTGAGATGGGGGATGCTTCTGGAGGATACCATTGCAGGGGAATATTCAACTCGTACAGGCAAGAAGGTCAGGAACGTCAACCGCACCCTCTATCATCCTGAACACGATTTCATTGGTGGTCATATTGACAGGAAGATCGAGAATGAAAATGCAGGTCTGGAAGTTAAAGCAGTTGGTCTGCGTCAGTCTTCATACTGGACTGATGGAGTTCCTATTTACTATGAGATGCAGGTTCTCCATTACCTTGCAATCACTGGTTACGATTACTTTGATGTCGCGGCACTGATTGGAGGTCAGGAGTTGAGGATTTTTACAATTACAAGGGAAGGGAATGAGGACAGGATCGAAAAACTTATAAAGGATGAGGTCGAGTTCTGGACAGAGTATGTCCTGAAAAAACAACCTCCTCCTCCAGAGACAACTGGGGAAACTGCACTGCTTTATCCTGTTGATGAGGTGGATAAGGTTGCATACCTGAAGACCTCAGACAATTACCTTATGAATGAATACCATGAAAATAACAAGATTATCAAGGAGAAGGAAAAGAGGAATGATGCAATAAAAACGATTTTTCAGGACACCATGAAGGATGCTCCAATTCTGGAGGATTCTAATGGAGAAAGGGTCGCAACTTGGAAGAGTCAGACTCGTTCAAGTTTAGACCAGAAACAAATGAAAATTGATGAGCCGGAACTTTGTAAAAAATATATGAAGGAATCCACGTTCAGGAAATTTTCAATGATTAATAACTCTAATAAGGAGAGTAAATGAGCGATAAAAAAATAACCCTAGACAGTATTGTCAGGGGGAAACAGGAACGACCAGTAAGACAGGTTATATATGGTCGTGATGGAATTGGCAAAACACATTATATGTGTGGTGCTGAAGACATTATAGTAATGGCATTTGAAGATGGACAGAATGAATTTGATGTCCAGAAGATGCAATTATTCCAGAAGGATATTAGTTTCGATGATGGAATAGAAGCATTGAAATTAATATTTTCAAATTATAAGAAACTTGGAATAAAGACAGTGGGCGTTGACTCACTCGATTGGCTGGAAGCCAAAATCCATGCACACGTTTGTAAGACAAATAATGTTGATTCCATTGAGCAGATTGGATTTGGCAAGGGATATGTTATGGCACTAAACCACTGGAATCATTTCCTTTCAGGTCTTGATTCCCTGAGGGCATTGGGCCTTGACATTATTTTGATTGCACACTCGCAGATTGTAAAGATCGATGATCCTACAACTGAAGCATATGATCGGCATGATCTTAAACTTGACAAGAGAGTCAGGAGTGTTGTCAGGGAATGGGCAGATTTTGTGTCCTATGCACAATTTGAAACTCATTCCTATAAAGCTGGAGAGAAGTTTGGTCAGTCAGTATATAAGGCGACCACCACAGGCAACCGTATCATGCACACCGTACAGCAACCAGCATTTGAGGCAAAGAGTCGGGTGGCTATTTCATCCCCCATTGCCCTTGACTGGAAAGTTTTTAAACAGGAAATTGCAAAAGCAAGGAAAGGATAATATGAAATTAGATTTTGATTCGACAACCTATGAAACACCATCATCTTTTGGAGCAATTCCAGATGGTAAATACCTATGTCACATTGTTGACTCTGAAGAGAAAATTTCCAATTCAGGGAACAAGTACCTCAATCTCCAGATTCAGGTTTTGGAGGGAGATTATAAGAACAGGGTCTTGTTTGACATAGTGAACCTTTGGCATCCAAAGGAGAATGTACGCGACATTGCAAACCAGACAATGGCAAGTATATGTCGTGCAACCAAAGTCCTCAAACCAAAGACTTCAGAGGAACTTCACAATATTCCACTGGTTGTGGATATTTATGTTGAGACTGATTCTCAATATGGAGAGCAGAACCGAGTGAAAAAATACCTTCCTAATCAGAATTTTTCCGACAAAGCAAAGGAGCAGGTCGATCAGATATTAGGATTGCCAAACCGAGGAGAGGAACCAGATAATTCGTCCGATGAACCAGTAAAGGACGACATCCCTTTTTAATGTTTGCAAGTAAATAAGAACTGCGAGTTCTGCGGAGCAGAGTACGTTCCTCGGAACTCGCAATATAAGACACAAAAATACTGTTCAAAGGTCTGCAAGGATAAAGCGCAACGCAAGCGTGATTCCTTTGCAGATAAACCACGCAAAGGTGGTTATCCAAGACAGACGTATATCCGTCTTTGGATGAGGGCGCAGAAGGAGGATGAAACTGTTCCCTGTCACTACTGCGGTAAACGTCTTTATCCTGACAATTTTTGTATCGACCACAAAAAACCAATTAAGTTATTGAAAACAAGGAAGGAGATTATGGATGAATCGAATTTGGTTATTTCCTGTTTTGAATGCAACCAGTTAAAGGGGGCAATAAGTTACAACCAGTTTATGAAGTTGATGAGGAGGGGAAATGAATGAACTCGCTCAACTCTTTATCTGGTCATACGGTGCAGGAATAGTTACAGGAGTCGGTCTGGTAATTATCACCATGCTTTTACTGGAGAAGAAAAGTGAACGATGAACACCAGACTGCCAGTGCAATGAGAAAAAGGGTAAGGGAGGGCATATTAATAGATAAAAGGCGCAGAAGAAAAGCAAAGGAGAGTTACAGGTGCTACCTTGCGTATATGAAATACAGGAGTCGAATATGAAATGCTGGCATTGTATGAGTGAATTGATCTGGGGAGCAGATCATGATTATGAGGACTATGGGCTTGAGGGAGAGGGGATAGTGAGCAACTTTTGCTGTCCAAATGAAAAGTGCAACGCTTTTGTCCTAGTCCATCTTCCTTTGGGGGAAGAAAATGAAACTGAAAAGAATAGCTGAATAAAAAATAAAGGAGAGAGATGATAAGTTTTTTTAAGTCAGCAATGGCAAAAAATCATGTGCTGATGTCCACTGACGAGTTTTTTGATAATATACGGTCAGGCACATGGAAGAGTGAAATAAATGCTCTCAGGGAGTGTTTAAAGACGTATGGGAAGGATTCTTATAATAAGAAGAAAAAACTTCTAAATGCTGTCACGCTTTCTGGTAATTTTGATGGAAGAAATGCAGAAAATCTTATTGAATATTCAGGCTTGCTTCAGGGGGATATTGATGATGTAAATGAACCAGAATTACTGAGAGATGCACTTGCACTTGACCCCCATGTAAGAGCAAGTTTCCTCAGTCCTTCAGGCAAGGGTGTGAAAATTGCCATAAAAGTTCCCAACAATCCTGACAACCATAAGGAATACTTCCTCAATGCACAGCAATACTTTAAGGATAATCATGGAGTTGTCCTTGATAATTCCTGTAAGGATATTGCCAGACTCCTCTTTGTTTCCTATGATGAGGAGATAAAAGGCAATGAGAATCCAGTTCCCCTTGAAATTCCCCAAGAAGATGAACCTTTCTTTGATGCAACAAAAGTATTTGATGATCCATCAACAACTGACTATGAAAAAGCTGAAGTTGCACTCAAGAATATTTCTCCAGATGATTATGATACATGGTTCAAGGTTGGATGTTCACTCAAGGCACTGCTTGGAGAATCTGGTTTCGCTTTATGGGATTCATGGAGTTCCAGAAGTGAAAAGTATAATGCAAAGGAGATGCGCTACAAATGGAACTCAATTTCACAGGAAGGGGGAGTAGGGGCAGGAACAGTTATGCAACACTTTGAAATTGGTGCGCTTGAAATAGTTCCCAGACCAAAGAAACAAAAAAAGCAGGTTCAGGAAGAAGAAATTCCTCAACTGGAAATAGATATGTGCTACCCCTCAGGCTTTGTGGGGAAACTGGCAAAGTTCATTACTGATAACTCAAGATACCCCCAGCCTGTCCTTGCACTTCCTGCCTCACTTGCCTTTACTGCAACCCTGCTTGGAAGGAAAGTATGTACTGAGGATGATATAAGACCAAACCTCTATATGGTTGGACTTGGAAGAACAGGGATTGGAAAGGAAATGGCAAGGTCAATCATAAAGAAACTTTTCTCTGAATGTGAAATACAGGGGTTTGGTGCAGAGAAGGTAACTTCCAGAAGTGCTTTGGAAAGAGTGCTGTCTGCAACTCCTTCAGCTTTATTCCTTTTTGATGAGTTTGGGAAATATGTATCAACTATTCTGGGAGAAAAAACTTCTGGTCATGTTCGTGATGTGATGACTGCACTGATGGAATTATATACCTCAAGTTCCTCAATGTTTTATGGAACAGATAAGGCAAATGCAAGGGAGAATCCCAGATTCCAGATTGCACAACCCCATTCAAATATTTATGGGACTTCCACTCCTGAGACTTTCTGGGAGGCACTATCACACTCTGCAATTCGTGATGGAAGTTTGAACAGGTTTCTTATTTTCTCTGCTCCTTCTGATAGACCGCAAAGGCAGATGACCCAGAGAATCAAGGAAATTCCTCTAGGTATTAAACAGGATATTCTCAGGCTTTATAACCTTTCAGAAAATATTAAAATTTCCTCAGTCTCAAAAGAATATAATCCGAAAAAGTTCATCGACCATTATGGAGAGACAGTAAATTCCTCCAAGATTTATACAAGACCACTTGACAGGGATTTTGGTGAACTGACTTGTGATCCTGACCCTATGACTATTTATTATTCTGAACTGGCAATCGATATTTTTGACAGGTTTGAGGATCAATGCCTTGACAAAGCAGATAAGGCAACAACAACTGCATCAATGTGGGTTCGTGCAAGTGAACACTCAAAAAAGATTGCCTTGATCCTGACTGCATCAAATTTCCTCAATGAAATTCCTCCAGAGTTTGCTGAATATTCCTG